CTACCTATGAAACCACCCCCACATTTTCAGAAGGTTCTCATAGAGAGAGACAATGCCGACGATGATGGCAAGAATGCTTAGGACCGTCCATTTGCCAACCCGGCCAAGGGTGCGGACGGTCGAATAGAACTGCATGGCGTCCTCCAGCGTTTCTATATCATCCTCATCCAGCTTGGACAGAAATTCCTTTGTCCTCTCCGGTAGCTCACCCATGCGATTGACGGTTCGAGCTTCATTATCCATTGGCGTCACTTCCAGCACCCCGCCGCTTTCCCGAATGCATTATGAGAAGCGATACCCTGACCCGCCGGTGCATCGTTTCCTGAGAGATAAACAGCCGTCGCCGGTTTAAGGCTGATCGGCTTCCACCCGGCGCAGTTCTTTGCATTGCTCTGGCAAGCCGCCAAGCTCAACGCAGAGCCGATAGCTATCCATACCGATAATCTTTTCATCAATGCCCGCCCTTTTTTGTATTGCCCTTGCTGTTGCCTATGCTGCCGCCAAAGCTGTCCGCTGGCGCTCTTTTATCGTTCCGGCCACATACCCACCCGCTACCAACAAAAACGCCGCCACAAGGGCAACGAGCGAGTATTTCAGCCAGTTTGGGATGAGAGCCCAGATCATGCCTCTTTCCTCACCCGCTGGATGAAGAAGTAGAGGCCGACGCCAACAAGCGCGACCATTGCGATGGCAAGCGCCCATTGCATCGGGCCGGAGCCGTCTGCCATTGCACCTACCCCAGTAATCATCCCGCCGAGCGGCCCCCAGGCTTCGGGCTTCTTCAGCACCTCTTTCAAGGAGGTATCGGACTGTACGGCCTTGCCTGTAGGAACCTGCGGCACCGGCGAAGGTGCGGGAGCACTGTCACGTGAGAACGCCAGAGCACGAGACCGAACCCGCGAGACACGCGAAGTCCAGCCCTTGCCGAACGTCGAGAACGTGCCGAGACCTTTCAGCCATGCCAGACGAGCATCACACAGTTCATTGATGATCCGGTCTGCGGCCATCTTTCGGACGGCAGCGAGCGTCTTCGCACCGATGACGCCATCCTGATCGACACCGACGACCTTCTGAAGCATCTTGACGGCACGGGCTGGGCCGGAGTGGATAGCAAAATCTAGCGTGGCGTGATCCACACCGGCAGGCAGATCATCACCGGCAACCTTGTTCCAGTAATTCTCCCGGTAGATATCCGTCGCCTTGGTCTTGGTCAGCGCCTTCACTTCGGCTTTCGATACCTTCCGGCCTTCCCAGGCTGACAGCGTGGCAAGCGTAATGCCCATATTCGTTGCGCCGCCGGGGTCTTTCGGATGATCGACATACCCGCCTTCTTCCGAGAAGACATGCGGCATCGCTTTGGCAAAGGTTCCCTTAGCCATTGGTGATTTCCTTTCGGCAAAGAAAAAGCCGCCTCAGTGGGCGGCTATATTGAATACGTGTGCTTTAAGCGCATTTTGAACAATTGATTTTGATGGTCAGAAGAGGTACTCCTCAATGCGCTAATCAATTTCGAGGGCACTATTATGTTCGAATTTCTGGTTATTATTCTGCTGGCAGTTATTGCGTTGAATTCCCTGCCGCGCTGGACGCAGAAAAAGCACCATCTACAAAGATTACTTATGACAACTCATATCACCACAGCGATGAGATTAACTTTCGTAAAGTGGACGAAACTTGGGATGCGAAACTACCGCGCAATCCAGAGTTCAGCCCATTCGATAATCGCTAGTCTGCAACAGATTTAAGCAGAGACAGATAATCATTTGCGGCGACCTGCCATGTGCGAGCGGATAATTTGGCGTATAGACTAGACTGCGCCTCAAATAGACGTTGCCTGTTGTCCAAACCAAAAATCATCTTATTGGCTATATCATCCACATCCAAAGGATTGAATGTCATCAAGTCTTGAAGCTCTGGATCATCAATCACTTCCTGCACGACTGGGATACGGCTCATGATCGATGGAGTGCCGACCGAATAGGCTTCTGAAAATGTAAATGGGAACCCTCCCTCGAAGTTTGTTGGCGTGACCGACAATGATGCCAGGTGATATAGAGCAGCAAGTACCTTGTTTGGTACAGAATGCAGCGACAGCACATCAGCATGCAGGCCATTATCATCTATAAAGGTCTGGATGCGCTTGTCATATTGAAATTGTGCCGTAAGGATAAGTTTTGCTGGGCGCTGATGCTCTTTCAATACTTTTGCATAAGCCCTAATAAGGCCTTCTATGTTTTTGTGTGGTCTAAGCTGTGAAGAATAGAAGAAGAAAGGAACATCGTCAAACCGGAAACCTTTCAAATATTCCGGCATTCGACCATCATTCTTCTTGATAAAGGCATGTAATGTGTCAAGTGCATCTTGACGCAAAATAGCCGCACCAGAAGCTCCCAAATCTACGAACCCGTGACGGATAACCGTTATCTTTTCCGCAGGAACATCACACCGTTCAACAAAATGTTTTTGCTTCGCATTTTCACTGTAGCAAACGAGATGATCGGCAGACCTCAAGCTCTTTAACATGCGATCGTATGAGTTATGCTCTCGTATCCCTCGGAAGTTCCCTGGGTAATCGAAGAAGACGATATCCGGGGCCGCCATCACGATCTTGGATTTTATGTTAGCGACCTCGGGCCAAAACATGGCTGGTACATACCAAACTTTGATGTCCTTCTGGGCGTTGATCTTCTTCATCAACAATGAGAATTCCCGTTCCCTCATCTGGTCGATGGTTTCATCAGATGACATTAATTTGTTGAATTGATTGGCATTTTTGTGAAAAAACAAACCAAGCTTTGACCTGATAACACGTCTAAATAAGCCGACGAGCAAATGAAGGCCGATAAGAGCGGTGAAGGCTATAGCAATTGGTACGGCAAGTAGAATAGTCACTACAGCAATTGCAGCAGCCCCCAAAAAAATCCCCCAATACGAGCGCGAAGAAAGCCATTCTGCAACAAAATTTGCAACATTTTTGCCATAGCGCTCCAGCCAGAGACGTTTTCGTTTACTCGTCCGTCTCTTACGGAACTTATCTCTCAACTTCCATAACGAAGCCAATGGAGGCTGACCATTCGTCGCGATAATTTTGACCGCTTCAAGTGGGATATCAGCATCTTCCAAAAGAACACGTACATCGTCCTTTAGCCAGCCGGGGCAAGCAATTGTTACACCGCTACCCTGGTTCAAGGCCCCCTTGATCACGAATGCAATTAAGCGAGAAATACCCTGATACGGATCTAATTGGCCTGGGTTATAGCCGATAAACACGCCGAGCTTATTCATGCCGCTGCCCTCACGATCACATCCCAGTATTCGGAAGCGTGAGCTTCGTACGAATGCAGAGATAGGGTTTCTCGACTTGGCAATAAACCTACATCTATTGGCGTCTCCTCCATTTGCTTAAGCGCTGATGCCATTTCCTTCACAGACCTTGCGTTAAAATACTGCATGGGAATTTCGAAACGGTTAGAAATATACCGCATCTGCGGGTAGTCGTTTGAAAGCGTTGGACATCCCATATATGCCGCTTCGACCGCAGCAAAAGTTCCGTTGTCTGCCAAAGTTGGATGCCAAAGGAAACAAGCTGAAGCAAGAAGCTCCGCATACTCCTTGTCCGCAACCTCACCAGCGAACTCAACATTGCTTTTCAGGTTGTCGAGACCCGCAACAATTTCCCGTACAGATTTCACATAAGCCTTATTTTCGTACTTGGCCTGCCATCGATGGGATGGGTCCATCCGCACACTACGCACACCGACTATCTTTGTCTTTATCTTACCCTTTAGTTTGCCGTAATATAGGTCTAGCGCTTGAAACGCTTTTGCATGGTTTTTGTGAGCATTTGGGTTGGTTGGCCAAAGGAAATAGGGTTCCTTAACCTTAGACACTGACCGGTAACGATCCAAAAACGTCGGGTCAAACTCCATCGGAGCAAGATAAACTTTGGACGCAGGTAAGCCAGCGTATGAAATCGCATCCAGCCGCGTGTGTGGTGTTGTAGCTAGTACGCCGTCTGATTGTCGTAAGAACGCAAGAGCCTCAGCATCCCCCTCACCGGGCCGTGGTGGCCAAATAATATCAGGTACGTACCTTTGAATGAAATCGGTGGCAAATATCAGTGTCGGCCTTATCGGGGCAATAGGATACTCTACAGAGTAGGATACAACTAGCCAAAGGTCACTATCGGCACAGTTGTTTTGGCCATCCTCCATTAGCCAATAGGTTCTCGACTGTAGGTCGATATTTCTACCTTGGAAATAGTTAGCATTGTTAACATCTTCTGGAGGAACTTCTTTGAATGATATTTCCCGAACCTCTACACCATTATCGATAAGATCACGAAACTCCTCCCCAATATCGTAGGTATCGGCACGTACTGCCAATCTAACTTGACACTGTTCACCATAATTCTGACTTCCCTTCAAAAGCATTCGAACGATATTCTTCGTAACTCGAAGACTTCCGCCTCGGTACTTAGCTGGTAGGATAACTGTAATATGTCTCGGAGCCATACTGATTTCCCGTGTCTACTCTTAATGCGCGGGAATAGCTCATTTATAGTTAAAATGGCAAGGACCGTTATGCAGACCCATTTGTGGTGACATTGGCCACAAAAGTTTTCCCCCCGGTGCTAGAGTTATGAAGTTGGAGGTTCGCGAGATGGTTTACGCTTGTCCCTCCTGTAAAATAATTCCCTGCTACATTATCTCTGAAAACGGCCCCATTTAGGAGAGATGACCCTGCTGAACCCTCTGCAACGTACCCCCTTCCGCCATTATCACGTGATATCAGACCATTAACCAAAATGTCCTGAGCTTGGCTATAAAAACCGCGACTTCACCAGTTGTGGGTAACTGCGTTGCCTATAATTACAGTCTGACAATTTGCATTCAAAGAGATACCTTGGGAAACAGTGTTAAGATTTCCTGGTGCCATATTCCGGCGGCCACCACTGCGGATCGTATTGATGTTTATGCGATCTACGTTGATAAAATTGAACCCAGTTCCGCCGTCGATGGATGAATTGAGATCGTTTCCATCTACGTATTGGACGTTTTGGCAAAACACGCCATCACCCTTGTTATTATCTGCAAACAGGCTATTGATGTGGAGGGCTGCTCCGTCTGCAAAGATGAACCCCCGCTGTTCAGCATCTGGGACGTATCCAAGGTCTGTATATCCATCCAATCCAGTGGCTTCGGTGCGGCGAAGAAATAACCCCTCAAAATTTCGAAACTCATATGCTGGTAGGCTTACACCACCATATTGCGGCCCTAACCCAATTTCAACATCTTCAAAGCGCAGAAACGCAAAGCCATCCCTCATGCGGATGCCACGCCCACGGCATCCGAAGGCATAAACGTTCCTAATTAAAATGTCCCAAACATAAGGTGTGGCTGCAGCCCCCTTTACATTGTTATCGTCAATCAACCCACCGGAATTAAAAGACCGAACATTCTCAATAAGCGTATGTTGAATGTATCTGGATGCATCATTTTCGATAGTGTCGAAATGGAACAACGCTGCTTGCCCCGTCATTTCAGACCCATCTTCTATGAAATCTCAAATATTTATATGATTTGCTCTAAGTAAAAAACGACCAATAGCACCGACGCGCTTTATTTTTGAGCCACCAGATGCGCCACGCAACTTGACAGGGTTATTGATTATAACGTCTCCATCAAACAGATAACTGTCGTCTGTCTTTGGCATTACGACTGTTTCACCTGAATTAACGGCAGACTGCAACGCAGAAATTGCACTGTTGCTTCCATTGTCAATCACTGTAGTCGCAAAGTCTTTCAGCGAGAAAAACCCGCGAGCCTGACCTTGTTGCAGAGTTCGGAGAAGGTTTACGACTAACCCATCGTTCTCTGGCGTACCCGGCGCTTTTGCTTGAGTTTCGGTGGCAAACTCTACAGCAAGGCCAACATCATAACCGGTCCCATCTTGATTAACGATAAGAGACTTACCTGCATCGGCGGCGCTGATTTTGGGTAGATTAACACCGGATGCCGCCGCCTCCGCCCGTGCGGCTGCGTCTTCAGCGGCGGCAAGGATGGCTTCTGCATCGCCATAGGACAGCAAACGCAATTCTGTGCCGGTATCAATGCATAGCAGCGCCATGCCAGGCATCAGGTATCCTGCCGGGACTGGCTGATTGATATTCGTAACCAGATCGCGATTAATCGTGCCAGATACCGTCACCGGCCCCGTATTCTCCTGAGTGACATTCAGGATATAAAGCACCTGATACGCAGCCGTCGGGATCGCGACAGAAGATGTCACGACGATATTATTGGCTGTACCTTCGTCAGCGTTGTTCAGACGAATGACGCGGTTATCAGGGAACGCCGAAAGGCCCTCAAGCAACGCTTTCAACGTATCGCGAAGGTCAGGCTTGTAAGGATGAAACGGCCCTGATGCCGGAACACCATCAATCACGAAATCGCGGAAAATCTCGTCAATCGTGCGAACGGTCATGCGAATGCTCCATAGCAAAACGCCCCGCCAAGGCAGGGTGTGGGTTTCTTAGTTTGTTGGGGTGGTCAGGGCATCGTTTTGATCGTGCTGGCCGAGTAAGCGCCTACGCGTCCCTTCTGGGTACGAACGGCCAATTAGAACTCGTACTGTGTCAGCGCTGACAGCGTCGGTGTTTCAAAGCTCTCTGCGTCGTTTTCGAGCGGACCAGCCACACGCCATTCGGTATCAGCCGTCTTTTTCCAGCGGACCATATAGTTCAACAGGATGTTGCCGGTAGGCGGGAAGCTCAGTTCTGCTGCTGGTCCAGCGATAATCAGAACATCTGGCGCGTCTGGAACTGGCAAATCATCGTCCGAAGTAGTTTCGTCCGATACCGGCGCTGTGCCTTCCTGCGATGTGTCCCACTGGTAAGCAGTGTCCGTCATGGACTGGACCTGAATGGTCGCCCCTTGCAGAATGCCTCCTTCACCAAGGATGAATTTGAAATCAAGGACTTCAAAAACACTGTTAATTCCGAACAGCGGGTATTGGATGCCGATCAACCGTTCGCCGAAAGCAGCAAGGCCCATCAGGTTCGTGTTGAACGTCCCTACCCAATTCGGGTTAGCTCGGAACCATTCGAGCTTCATCAAGCGTCTTACCTGGCTGTGCGAAGGAGCCATATTGAATTGAACATCTTTGGCTTCTTCACCACGCTCCGATACATCGGCCTCATCAGCCCAAGGATCTGCGTCAGACGCCTGATAATCTTGATTGATGTCGAGGAATGTTGCCCGGATCGTGTTTGCCGTTGTCATCACGTCACGGCCAACCGGCGGGTAGTTTTCCAAAGACCGGACCTCATTGATAGTCATGGCCCCAATAGCGGTCATCTGCTGGTAGAACTTCGCCCTAGGGCGTGTCTGCAT